CTGCAGCCGCCCGCTGCCTGAATGGGAAGAGGACACGCCACAGGAGATCAAAGACGAATTAAAAGAAGAACCAAAGCCCGGCTGGGTTCACTGGTTCTTTTCTTTTGACGATAATGCAGGGCTTCCGGAAGAAAAGAAAGACCAGATCATCCGGAACACCCCGAAAGGAACAAAGATCTATAAGAACAAGATCTTAGGCCTCAGAGGAAAAGCAACCGGACTGATCTTCCCGAACTTCAGCCGAAAGAAACATGTAGTATCTGAGAAATGGGTAAAAGCCCAGATGGCAGCAGGCAAAATAAAATTCAAAAAGTTTACCTGCGGTCTGGATACTTCGTACTCTTCAAAATCCCCGGATACAATGGCAATGGTATTCCAGGGCATTACGACAGATAGAAGGCGGATCACCCTGGCTGAGAAAGTTTACAGTAACAAAGATCTGGATCAGCCTCTTGCTCCATCCGATACAGCAGTAAAATTTGTTGAGTTCTTGGAAAAATGCCGTAAGGACTGGGGCTTTGCAAGGGAAACCTTTATTGACTGCGCAGATGCGGCTACGATCACAGAACTGCGGAAATACAAGCGCCTGAACGGATGCCTGTACAACTTTGTGGAATCCTACAAAAAAGTAGAAATTCTGGACAGAATCAAGCTTCAACTTGGCTGGATCCAGCAGGGCTGCTATCTGGTAGTGGATACCTGTACAAATCATATTTCAGAGATGGAGAAATATTCCTGGGATGAAGATAAAGACATTCCGGAAGATAGAAATGACCATACGATCAACTCCCAGCAGTACGGATGGATTCCATACCGTGACTTGATTGGATTTGAGGAGGAACAGAAAAGGTGAAATGGATGGAAAGATTAAATGAAAACATAAAAAAGACGGTCCGGAGCTGGCTGAATGTTCTTCCGGCGAACCCTTTTAACTTTCAGATCAATGAGATGATGGATTTCGAAGGACACGCAATTCTGAACCGTATCTGGTACAGGGGTGACGGAAACGAGCTGGAACAGATCTATCAGCAGAATGCAGAATTTGCAGACAGACACAAGTTCTGGGCAAGCAGATCAACCCCTGGAATGGACATGCGGAAGATTCATACTGGTCTCCCGGGGCTGACTGTTAAAGTTCTTTCTTTCACTGTTCTGCCGGACATGAACGAATTTGAATTTGAACAGCCGGCGCAGGAACAGCTGTGGAAAGAAATTGAGAAAGATAATAAATTTTATAAAAAGATTGAAAGCGCCCTCAAAGAAACACTGTTTATCGGAGATGGCGCTTTTAAAGTGGCAATAGATACAACAATCAGTGATTATCCGATACTGGAGTGGTATCCGGGGGAAAGGGTTGAATTTGTCTACCAGAGAGACCGAATCAGGGAAATCGTATTCAAGACACCATACAAAGAAAAAGGAAAAGTGTATGTTCTGAATGAGCGTTATGGCTATGGCTATATTATCAATGAGCTGTATCTTGACGGCAGACTGGTCGATATTAAATCTATAAAAGCCACTGAGAATCTGACAGACATTAAATTTGATGATTCGGTCATGCTGGCTGAACCATTTATGATTTATGAGTCTACCAGATATGAAGGCAGAGGCGGCAGCATATTCGATGGAAAGCTCGACAGCTATGATTCACTGGATGAGACATGGTCCCAGTGGATGGATGCCTTAAGAGCCGGAAGAGCAAAGACCTATATTCCGGAATGCCTGGTTCCACATGATCCTGAAACAGGGATGCTGATAAAACCGAATCCGTTCGACAACCGCTATTTTGCAGCAGAAGGAGATATGCGAGAGGGTCAGAAGAATCAGGTCGTTACGGACCAGCCGGTTATTCCTCATGACAGTTATATGGCATCATACATTACAGCCCTGGATCTGTGCCTGCAGGGAGTGATCAGTCCGTCTACACTGGGGATTGACACAAAGAAGCTGGATAATGCAGAAGCACAGAGGGAAAAAGAAAAGACAACCCTGTACACCAGGAACGCAATTGTAAAGGCATTGCAGGAAGTTCTTCCGGGAGTTGTTTCAATGTGTATCAATGCAGACAATATCCTGCATAACAAGAGCATTGAAGAAGTAAAGGTCAACATTCCGTTTGGAGAATATGCAAACCCGTCATTCGAAAGCCAGGTAGAGACAGTTGCCAAAGCGAAACAGGGTGGCATTATGAGCATTGAACGATGTGTTGAAGAACTGTATGGAGATACACTGGACGATCACTGCAAAGAAGAAGAAATAGCCAGATTAAAGGCAGAGCAGGGCATCCAGGACGTGGATGAACCAGGAGTGAACCTGGAGGCTGGAAACTTTAAGATTGACCTGGAAGGTGGTGGAGATAATGAAAGTAAAGGTGGCAAACAGAATATACCGGATGAACCGAAAGAAGTACCAGGAGTTTCTGGAAGTAGCAAAGGGGCAGGTACCGATGGGCGTGTACGCTCTGGAAAAGAATGATTATGCTGAGCTTAGAAATGATGCCTGTACCAGCAAAACAAAGCTTAAAGACATGATCCGAATATTCAAAAGCCAGGGCTTTAAGGTATATGCAAACGGGAGGTAACCGCAGATGCCGAAGCTTAACACCGTCTACGACATTGGAGCTGCCTTTGAAGCCATAGAAAATGAGCTTATATCTTCCATGATCCGTAATATGCGCCGGCACAAGCTGGAAGAGATCGATGAAGATAAACAATGGGCTATGTGGCAGGCACTGCAGCTGAAATCCCTGGAAAAGTACAAGAAGGACAACCAGAAGAAGTATGGCAAGCAGTTCAAGGATATCAATGCACAGATCAAAACACTGATATCCCTGTCCAGATCTGAAGGCGAGATGGCACAGGAGATTGCAATCTTGGAAGCTATCAGAAATGGATTTCCTGCTAAACGTATTTCCAAAGGGGCAACAGCTGAGTTCTTCAAGGTAAATGACAGAAAGCTGGAAACCCTGATTAACGCTACCATGAACGATATGCAGAAGGCTGAGATTGCTGTCCTTCGAATGGCAAATGACCAGTACCGCAAAGTGATTTACAATGCTCAGGTATATGCAAACACAGGAGCTGGTACCTATGAGAAAGCTGTTGATATGGCTACAGAGGATTTTGTAAAGGCTGGCTTGAATTGCGTGCAGTATGCCAACGGTGCAAGACACACGCTTGCTGATTATGCGGATATGGCAATCAGAACAGCCAGCAAAAGGGCATACCTGCAAGGAGAAGGCCAGAAGCGCCAGGAATGGGGAATATCTACAGTGATTATGAATAAGCGCGGAAATCCCTGTCCGAAATGCTTGCCTTTTGTGGGAAAGGTGCTGGTTGATGATGTGTGGAGCAATGGTCCGAAGGACGGAAAGTCACCGGTTACCGGAATCAAGTATCCACTCATGAGCAAGGCTATAGCCGCAGGTCTGTACCATCCGCGCTGTAAAGATAGCCACACTACATATTTCGAAGGAATCAGCACCCCGCCAGAGAAGAGTAGGTATACCAAAGCGGAGTTGAATGAACTGGTACGGAAGCAGGAACAGGAAAACCGGCAGCAGTACGCAAAGAGGCAGGAAAAGAAGTTTGGTAGGCTGGCAGAATTTTCTCTGGATCCGGAGAACCAGAAGAGATACGAAACTAGAAGACGCGAATGGAATGTAGAAGCACATCCGCCTTTTAAACCTGCTCAAACAATGGAGGAGGCACAACAGTATGCGCAACAGTTTTGCAAAGAGAGTATGTTGGATAGAGTCTTCAAAGGTAAGGCTGATTACAAGGGCATATCCTTGGAAAATGCAAACAGCATCAATGAAGGACTGAATGACATATATAGCGCGTATGATATTCCGAAAATCAATGGAGTAAAAACGATTGATCCAAAATCAGCAAAAGGAAAGAAAATCTTTACGAGTGAAGACGCGGTGATGGCTTATTCTCCAGTTGAAAACGGAATTTATATCAACAAAGCGGTACTGAAGAATGAAAAGACCCTGGATGACTATAACAAGAAGTCAAAAGAAGCCTGGGAAGTGGTAATGGATAACATAGATACACTTGAAGGAAACAAACGAGAACTTGCAGAACGCTATAAAGCAGCTGGGCGAAGCCTCATAGGAGACGGATCAGCAAAAGATTATATTACGCACGAGATGGGACATCACATCCAGTGGCAACTTTTTGATGCAAAAACTATAAACGAGATAGGTGAGGATGCCAAAAAGTATGCTGGTAAGATATCTGGTTATGCGACAGCAAGCAAAACAGAGTATTTTGCAGAAAGCTTCGCGGCATACATGAAAGGGCAAACCGATATTTTAGATCCTAAGTTTGTAAATTTTTTGGATAAAAAAGCTATTGTAAAAAAGGCACGTAATGGTATAATGAAGAAAAACGAGGATACACTAAAGATGGATTTGCAATTATTTGCTGAAAGCGATATTAAAAATCAAGAATCCGGCTCATTAAAACGTGCAATTCGAAAATACCAGAAAAGAATAAAAGAACATGAAAATAAGCTGGAAAATCCTGCACTCTATTGTTCAGACTGGAATGATAAAATGACCTGTGAACAGGAAGGCTTGAAACGCCATTGGAAAAAGGAAATCCGCAATTTCAACCAGGCAATAGAGGATAGAGTTAATGAATTGATGGAAAGGGGCGATTATAATGACTGATGCATTAACAAGAGAAGGAATTAAATATATGATCGCACGATTGCTGGAAAATGCAAATGAAGCGGCAGAAGAAAGTAAAGCAAACAAAGATGATGCATATTGTGCCGGACGCAAGGTTGCATACTATGAAATGCTTGATATATTAAAAACTGAATTGGATATCAAGGAACAGGATTTAAAAGAGTTTGGACTTGATATTGATTTAGAGAATAAAATTGCATAAAATAAAATACCACCAGTCAGAAACGGCTAGTGGTATTTTTATACTCAAAAATATCAATACGGTTATAAAAACAATGATAGCACGCCATAAGACGTGTTATTTTTGTGCTTATTTTTAAGAAAGAGAGGATGAAGAAAATGAAAAGAAGAGCAACCAAAAGAATTGCAGTATTAATGGCACTGGTAATCCTGGTGTGTTTTGTAGCTACTGGTTGCACAGAAGCTGATCAGGTGAGTGCGAATATTTCGCAGGAGGCAGATAACTTCAATGTAACCAGAAAACTTACTGTTTTGAATGCCAGAACAGATACAATCCTGTTGGAATTGACTGGAACATTTGCACTGAAGAATAACTCTTCAAATGAACTGGAAGTAATTATTGAGACCGCAGAAGGGAAGTACCAGAAAGACTATGTTTATTTGAATGACTATACCATGTATGTAGTTGAAGACATTTCTGGATCGGATGTGGACAAGTACCATTATGAGATTAATTTTCTTCCACAGTGGGGACTTAAAGTCACACATAATGATTAAATTTGCGCCGGCGCAAATAGGGGGTAAAGACAATGAAAACTGTAGTAATTGAAGGTAAGGACCTGTTGCTTACATTTTTTAAACTTGCATTTTATATTTGGATAGAGATGTGGAATGTGAGAATTTTGCTAGTAGCAGTTAAGATGGTGATTGCGGTAGGCGGATATTCAACTTACTTTGCGATAATTTTAGTTTCGGTTTATGGGATTTATTCTGCTTACAGAGGGTTAAAAAAGACAGTTATCAAAACGATGAGGAGGTGGTTGTTTGAAGGTGATAGTGCAGCATAATTTCCGCGACAAAGAAAATGACTTGGTTCTTCGTACAGCCGGGGAAGAACTGGAAGTGTCCCGGAAAAGAGCAGAGTGTCTTGCAAATCTGCAGCCGGCAAAGACCGTTGAAGGTCAGAAAGGCGGTGATCCAAGCTCTACCATTGAGGCGCAGGGTTAAGCGTCTTATTTTTACGTCCAAACACGATATGACGCAAAAAGGTGCGTGACCAGTGACACTGATGACAATGGAAGACATAAGAGCGACACTCTCAAAACGGAAAGGAGTCCAGAAATGGAACATAACAATACAGCAACTCAGACCCCTGATACTCAGCAGACTGCGGCTCAGAGTAATCAGCAGAGTACACCTGCAATTGACTATGGAAAGATTCAGCAGATGCTGGATGGAACACTGGCTGCGAAAGAAGATACAGCCCTGAAAGCCTACTTCAGACAGCAGGGATTATCACAGCAGGAAGTGGAGCAGGCAATTACCGCATTTAAAGAACAGAAAGCGGCAAACCAGCCGGACGTTATCGGGATGCAGAACCAGATTACAGAGACACAGGCACAGCTTGCCGCATCTCAGAAAGCTGTTCAGGCGGCACAGGTGGAATCAGCAGCTACAATGATGGCAGTTTCCCTGGGAATCGAAGCAAAGACAATTCCATATATCCTTAAAATGGCTGATTTAAGCCAGGTTGTGGGAGAAGATGGAAACATCAATGAGGAAACCTTGAAAACAGCTGTAAACAAGGTGCTGGAAGACGTTCCGGCACTGAAACCACAGGCTGATGGAAAGACCGGATTTACCCAGGTAGGAACCGGCGGTAATCCGGCACAGCATCCGCAGCAGACTACAACAAACCAGACAGCAATGCCAACAAAGCGTTGGAACCGTTGGAACTAAAAAAGAAAGAAGGTATAAGATATGGCATTGAATTATGCAGAACAGTGGAGCCCGGAGCTCCTTGAAATCCTGATGCAGGGAACCCTGACCTCTCCATTTGTAACCAGTAATGTTAGATGGCTTGACGCCAAAACTTTTCATTTTACCCAGATGAGTACATCCGGATATAAAAACCACAACAGAAAAGGCGGCTGGAATGTCGGTTCTTATGAACAGAAAGATGTACCGTACACACTGACACATGACCGTGATGTTGAGTTCATGGTAGATAAGGCAGATGTTGATGAGACAAATGCTACAGCTTCTATCCAGAACATTTCCAGAGTATTCGAACAGACATGGGTAGTTCCGGAAACAGATGCACTGTTTTTCTCCAAAGTTGCCCAGGCAGCCCAGAAGACAGAAGGCTATCATGGATCCACAGCAACTTCCACATATACTAAGGCAAAAGTCTTTGGAATGCTGAAAGATATCCTTGCAAAAGGAAAACTCAGAAGATACAAAGCGAACGGATCCCTGCTCATGTATGTTCGCAGTGAGATCATGGATGCCCTGGAACAGTCAACAGAGTTCACTCGTAAGATCGAAATGACTCAGATCGCAGAAGGCGGTCTTGGCATTGAGACCAGAGTAACAGACATTGATGGGGTGCCGATCATGGAAGTAATTGATGATGAGCGATTCTATGATGCATTTAACTGGGAGCCTGAAAATGGCGGATTTGAACCACAGAAAAAGGTAACTGCTGGAAGCGGTGTTGAAGCAGTGACCGGTGCGCACAAGATTAACGTACTTGTTGCTTGTGGCCAGACCTGTAAGACTGTACCGAAGATCAACAGCATCTATTATTTTGCACCTGGCGCACATACAAAAGGTGACGGATATCTGTATCAGAACAGATCTTTCTCCGATGTATTTGTATTTCCGAATGGCCGTGATGGCAAAATCGACAGCATTTATGTGGATGTTGATACTGCAGAGGTTGGCGCCTGATAAGGGGTGAGAAAATGTCTTACGAAGCATACGTAACACCAGAGCATTATCTGGAAAAGTATGGCGGCAGTATTGTCCCTGAAAAAGAACTTCCAAAAGTTCTGCGGCAGGCTTCCAGGCACATTGATTCCCTGACCTACAACCGGATTGTAGGCCGGGGATTTTCCAGCCTGACACAGTTTCAGCAGGATATCATTCAGGATGTTGTCTGCCAGCAGGCAGATTTTGAAACCGAGAATGCAGATGAGATCAATTCGATACTTTCAAGCTACAGCATTAACGGTGTATCCGCCCAGTTCGGCAGCAGCTGGAACATATTCACAGACAAAGGCGTGGCAATGAAAAGAGATCTGTATGCACTGCTGTGCCAGACTGGGCTGTGCTGCAGATTAGCGAGGTGAGCTATGAAATATCCATGTTTAGTACCCAAAAGGCTTTGCAGGACGGATATCAGTTTAGTGATGGAACAGGAAGGGCGGGATAAATACGGGGAGCCTCTTCCGTGTTTCGAATATTCCGGGAAATGCAATTACCAGGACAAAGCAAAGACAATCTTCACAGCTGACAAGAAAATGGTTCAGATTACCGGATCCGCATTATTCCCGGGAGATATCTGCCCGGAGCTTCCGGTAATATCAGGTGGTACAGTAACCATATTTGGTGTCAAGAGAAAGATCCAGGAAGCCAGGAAAGCCAGAAATCCGGACGGTACCGTAAATTACACGGAGGTGCTTCTGATATGATCAAGGTCAATTCGACTGTTAAACTTAACTTTCCGAAGATCAATCAGCTGACACAGGCACAGGTGGCAGCCCTGGAGCAGACAGCAGAAGATTTACATACAGAAGTTGAGCAGGCACAGGTGTTTCCAAGAGATACCGGTGCTTTGCAGAATGAGAGTACTTTTGTAGATACATCTGAAAGCAGTCACGGAAAAGCAAGTATCATATCCAGTACGCCTTATGCCAGACGCCTGTATTTTCATCCGGAATTTCATTTTAAAAAGGATGAAAACCCGAATGCAAAAGGCAAATGGTACGAGGACTGGCTTCCAGGTGGAAAAAATGCTGATTTTGCAGTGAAAGCATTCAAGGAAAACTACAGGAGGCTGGCTGGTTTATGACGTTATCGGATATCAGAGATTATATTGAGACGCTCACACAGGGGACTGTGTATGTTGGACCAATTCCGGATAAGCCGGAAAAAATAGTTGGTGTTTATAACAGTAAACACCAGCATGAGTATAAGGTGGCAATCGGTGGACCTCAGCTGGAGTCCTATGGCACGAAATACGTCACTTTGCTGGTACATTGGAATAAATCCCAGCGTGAGACCGAAAAAGCAGGAAAAGCCTTGTTTGAAGCTGTCAGAGCCACCAGAAATGCAACTGTAAACGATGAAACTATTAAATTTATCCTGCCAGTCTACGATCTTCAGGATATAGGTGTAGATGATTCCGGCATCTATGAGATGGTCATAGAGCTGGCAGTGATTTTTGAAAAGAAAGGAAATAAGGATGAAGAATAAAATTGTGATGAACCTTCAGCTGTTCGCAGCTTCCAAGACTGGCGTATATCCATGCTACGAGAACCAGTTCCAGATAGACACAGCAGCATCAGGCGGCACTGCTTCACTGAAAAATATTGCAGACTGTGTAACCTTTTCCGTATCTTTTGATAATGGAGTGGAAGAGTGGAACCCATTTGACACAGAAGGATGGACCAGACGTTTAATGACATCCAAGAGCATTACAATTTCCGTAACTGCAAAACGTAATGTCGGGGATGCCGGAAATGATTTTGTTGCAGGACTGGCATGGAAGAACGGAAGAAATGCGGAAGCTGATACTCAGTGGACTTTCCCGGATGGCACTGTTGTGAAGTTTACAAAAGCAGTTATCAATGTGAAGAATGTTGGATCCGGAGATTCCACAGCTGTAGCACCTCTTGAATTCGATATCATGAGCAATGGAAAACCGGAGATTACACCAGCTGCGTAGTAACTGCGGGATTTTTGCAAGTAAAAGGAGAAAACAAATGGCAAAATGTATTGATATTACAGACAAATTAAGCTTTGATAAAAATCCTGCCCTGATTATCAAGGGCAGAAAATTCGTGGTAAATGCAGATGCGGGCACTATGCTTGAGATCATGGGACTGTTCAAAGAAGGCTCTTCTGATACAGAATCAACTATTGCGGCATATGAAAAGCTGTTCAGCGAAAAAGACCGTAATGAGATTAAAAAAATGCGTCTGCCTTTCAAAGATCTCATGATCGTTATCCAGACCGCAATGGAACTGATCCAGGGAGAAGAAGACCAGGGAGAGCAGTGACCCGTACTATGATCTGATAGATGATTTTGATCTGATCGTATCATCGTTTCAATCACAGTACGGGTTACGTCTTTCTAAGGAAATTCCGGCAGGGATGCCCTGGGACGAGTTTTCGGATCTTCTATCCGGAATAGGCCCGGATACAGCCCTTGGCAGGATCGTAGCAATCCGTGCAGAAGAGGATGAAGAGATCTTGAAGCATTTCACCCCGGAACAGCGCAGGATCCGCCGCGAATGGAGAAATAAACAAGCTATGAAGGTTTCAGAGGAAGACAGAGATAAATTCCTGGAAGCTATGAAACAGGCATTTATTGATATGGCAGGAGGTGCGAATGAATAAAAACAAGGTAAAATGCCCCTTCTGCGGACACGAACAGAAGATACAGTACACCCCGGATGCCAAATGCCGGGGTGTTTTCATCCGGTGCCAAGGGCGCCATTGTAAAAAAGAATTTGAAATAAAGATTAACCAGGACAAGTAGTGCCATGTGTCGATGTCCTCATGATAGAGGCAGGTGGCATATATGGCAACAAGTATCGCTGGAATTTCATTTGATTTATCATTTGATGGTAGCAAAATGCTTGCAAGCATCAATGATTCTTGCAAAAAAGTAAAAGATAGATTTAATCAGAGCTTTTCACAGGCTGCAAAGAAATCAACAGAAGCGATCAAAACTGGGAACACGGAAATTGATAAAATTCTCAGCCAAACGGAGCGTTCTGCTAAGTCTAAGGCTGCAACTATTGCATCTGTTTATAAAAAAGAAGGTGAGTCTGCCAGTGAGGCGTTTCGAAAAGCTTGGCTCTTAATTGAAAGAGATAGCGAAAGCGGTTCGGTAGAAGTAAAGAAACACATAAAAGGAATTGGAAGCCAATTCAAAAAAACATCTTCTGAAATTGAGAATGATGCTTCATCATTAAAGACCCGGGTGAGTGGAATAGGAACGCTCACAAGAAAACTAGGGAGCTTGTTAGTTGGTGCATTTGCAGTTAAGAAGCTGACTGACTTCGGAAAGTCGTGCCTGGAGCTTGGCTCAGACCTGGAAGAGGTTCAGAATGTTGTAGACGTTACATTCCCGAACATGACCGCACAGGTTGATAAATTTGCCAAGAGTGCAGCCCAGAGCTTTGGGCTTTCTGAGACCATGGCAAAGCAGTTCACCGGTACCTTCGGGGCAATGGCGAAAGCCTTTGGATTTTCCGAGGAACAGGCTTATAACATGGGCTCCAGCCTTACCAAGCTGGCAGGTGATGTGGCGTCTTTCTATAATCTGTCTCAGGATGAAGCATACACCAAGCTGAAATCCGTTTTCACAGGCGAAACGGAATCTTTGAAAGATCTTGGCGTAGTCATGACTCAGACTGCCCTTGACAGTTATGCTCTGGCGAATGGTTTCGGGAAGACAACAGCGAAGATGTCAGAAGCAGAAAAGGTTGCGCTAAGGTATTCCTTTGTACAAAACCAGTTGGCAGCAGCCCAGGGGGATTTTGCAAGGACTTCAGGCTCCTGGGCAAACCAGGTAAGGATCCTTACTCTGCAGTTTGATTCCCTGAAGGCTACGATTGGCCAGGGACTGATAAATCTTTTCACTCCGGTTATCAGAGTGATCAACACGGTAATTGGAAAGCTGATCACTCTGGCAAACGCCTTTAAATCGTTTACAGAGCTGATTACCGGTCAGAAATCCAGTAACAGTGCTTCCGGACAGATTTCAGCTATCGGAAGTGCGGCAGCAGGCGCAAGCACGGGAATGGACGATGCAGCCAGTTCAGCAGATAATCTTTCCAGTGCAAATAATGGCGTTGCCAAATCCGCCCAGAAAGCAGCTGAGAAAATGCGCGCCCTTATGGGGTTTGACCAGATCAATAAACTGGACAGTAATACATCCAGCGACAGCTCAACGCCAAGTTCTGGAAGCAGTATGGGAACGTCTGGCATCGGCGGAACTGGAGTTGATTTTGGAAATCTGTCCCGGGGAGAAACTGTCATAGATAAAACAGACAAAAAGATGTCCGGGTTGTTAAAACGCTGCAAAGAGCTGGCAGAAGTATTCAAAAAAGGCTTTAAGATAGGATTTGGTGATTCTGAAAAGAGAATCAGTTCCATTACGGAAAATATTAAGAATATCGGGAAAACTCTGAAAGAAATATTTACAGATCCGGATGTTGTGAAAGCAGCAAATGATTGTGCCAATTCCCTTGCGCTGTCGTTTGGAAAGATGATAGGTTCATTTGCCAGTATTGGAATAACGATTGCGTCCAATCTTACTGGCGGGATTGAAGGATACCTTTCTAAAAGCAGTAGCTATATACGATGTAAATTAGTGTCTCTGTTCAATATTGCAGGAGACATTGCATCACTTGCCGGGGATTTCTGGACGGCATTTGCTGATATATTTTCTGTATTCGCTGGATCAGAAGGACAAGGGATTACCGCAGATATCATTGGCATTTTTACAGATGGATTTCTTGGTGCAATAGAGATCGGAGCACAGTTCATAAAGGATATTGAAAGCGTTGTAGTTACTCCTGTAGTACAGAATGCGGAGAAAATTAAACAAACAATTGAGAGTCTCCTCGTTCCGATTCAGACCGTGCTTGATACTTTACATCAGTCAGTGATAGATACCTTTTCCAAGATTTCAGAAGTATATGAAACGTATATTAGCCCGTTTATAACATCTGTTGCACAGGGAATATCTGATATCGTACAGATTTTTCTGGATGGCTGGAATTCTAATATTTCACCTGTTCTTGATAATCTGGCCGAGAAGTTTTCAACAGTGTGGCAGGAACATATACAACCAGCTCTTGACGGAATCATTACACTTGTTGGGAAAGTATTTGAAAACCTGCAGGCACTCTGGGAGACATTATTACAGCCATTGATTGAGTGGATTATCAACAATATCATGCCAGTTATCGGACCGGTACTACAGGGAATTGGAGACCTTTTCCTGGATCTGCTGTCAGTAGCCGGGGACGTAATCAGTGGAATAACAGATGTGCTTGGTGGCTTTATTGATTTTTGCACAGGGGCATTTACAGGTGATTTTTCGAAATGCTTCCAGGGCTTAAAAGAAATCATGGAAGGCTTCAAAACGATTGCAGATTCTGTGGTCGATTTTCTACAGAAAAATGTATTTCGGCCGTTTGATGAGTATATTGCAAATATATTTGCAACAGACTGGTCGAAAAATTTCGGCATTCTGGGTGGCGTACTCAACGGATTCTTAAAGAGCGGAAAAGATACAATCAGAGATATCCAGAAAGTATTTGGCGGATTAAATGATTTTGTATCAGGAGTATTTTCGGGGAACTGGGAAAAGGCGTGGAAAGGAATAAAGGACATTTTTGTTGGAGTGTTCAGAGGACTTGCTGATATTGCGAAAAGCCCGATCAATGCTATTATTGGTGGTTTCAATAGCGTACTTGGCACAGTGAATGGTCTCATCAATAAAGTAAATAATATACGTTTCAAAATTACGGTACCAGATTGGATCCCTGGGATAGGCGGAAACTGGTGGGGATTTAACGGATTTAACATTCCTACGATCGGAACCATTCCAATGTTGGCGAACGGAGGCTTCGTAAAAGCAAATACGCCACAGCTCGCCATGATTGGTGATAACCGGCACCAGGGAGAGATTGTTTCTCCGGAGGACAAGCTTCAGGAAATGGCATTAAAGGCAGCGGCTCTGGCAGCAGGTGGTGCAAATGATGCTGAACTGCTGGCAGTTCTGAAACAGATCCTGGCGTTTTTGCAGAATACGCCGATTGTTGCGTTGGATCCGGAATCACTAAGAAAATATTTTATCCGAAAAACCAACCAGAACACAAAAGCAACCGGAAAACCAGAACTGCTTGTGTAAGGAGGCATTATGGCAAAGAAAATATTGTGGTCAGGGAGCACGGTGCTCCCCTCTCCGGTATCGATATCTGTAAATGATCAGATTATCTGGAGTGCGAACACGGGCCGTAGTGCTTCCGGAAGCATGATCGGTGATGTGGTTGCAGAAAAGAAAGATGTAGCTATAAAGTGGGGGATTCTCACAGAAGCAGAGCTTGCAGCTATAAAAAAGATTATGGTTGCAGGCTTTTTTCCTATCTCTTTTCATGATGATGGGATAGATTTGACGATTACCACATATCGGGGAAACCTGACCAAAGAGGTTCTGGGGTATATCGGAGATGGGATTTTTTATTATAAATCAGCATCAGTGAGTATCATTCAAAAATAGGAGGAAACCAAAATGTTAAAAGGAACAAAATCAGTATCCATGAATTTTAATTCTATGATCAACGGCAGACCTGTGGTCTACATGTCTGCACAGATCCCTGAAGCTGGGAACGCGAGCACCAGCATTACCGTACAGGACCGTGACCTGTACGAGGCAAACAAGGCAGAATGCAGAAAGGACATTGAAGCATTTAACCAGTTAGTCTATGCGGCTGAGGACGAGCGTGTAACAGGAGGTACTGCAGATGAAACTGAAAAATAAAGATGTATTAAATTTTGTCAATGGCTGTGCTTCCTTAAGGGAGAAGCGGCTGCCGGTAAAGCTTGGCTATGCAATCAAAAAGAACCTGGCAGCAGTCAGTGATGCCGCCAATGCCTATGATGCAGAGCGCCAGGAACTGCTTGGGAAATATGCGGCAAAAAGTGAAGATGGAAAGTTCCTGGTTGAGAACGGGCAGTATTCCATCGAGGAAAAAGAGGGTTTTGCAAAAGACCTGGATGAGCTTCTGGCAATCGAGACAGAGGTTGGTATCCATACTGTTTCGGAGGAAGAGATTGAGAAATGCGACGAGCCACGTTATGATGCCCTGACAGTGGCTGACCTGGAAACACTTGAGATCATGACTGAGTAGGAGGTGGTCCTGTGTATCAGTCTTCAGAAGCTTTTGGAAACCTGGTACTACAGGATTCCAGAACGTTTAAAACCCTTATCACCTATGACGACGTATCCATCACAAATGCAAAGAGTATCAAGTTCACCGGTGGGGCAGAAGGAGAAGATGACTTTTCCCTTGGCTCCACGGTCAGCCAGTATGTGACCATAGCCATTCCGGATCCGGGAAAACCAATTGAAGGACATGAACTTCTGGTACAGATCGGAATGGAGATAAACGGCCTGGTGGAATATATCCCAATGGGATATTTCACGCCTGGGAAGCCTTCCAGGAATGAAGAACAGATCGAGTTCACTGCCTATGACAGGATGATGAAAACGGAACGTCCTTTTTCCATGGATGGGGACAGCACGGATACTGTTTCCACGTTGAAAAGGATACAGGAGATTACTGGGATTACGGTCGTGACGGATGGACTCTCCGGCATTACCATGGATGTGCCGAAAGGTTACAGCTGCAGGGAGGTTCTTTCTTACGCAGCACAGCTTCATGGCTGTTTTGCAGTGTGTAACAGAAACGGACAGATTGAGCTGCACAGCTACGTGGACAGCGGTTATACGGTCAGCACCGGCAGATACTGGGATTCTTTTGAACACAACGATTATCTGTTCCAGGTGGAAAAGCTTACCTGCTACACTGGCCAGGACGAAGAGGGGAAAGATGTTTCTATTTCATCCGGAGATGGACCAAGGGTGGTAATCTTTTCCAATCCGTTTATGACACAGGATACCCTGGACAAAGTGATGGATTCCCTGAAAGGTTTTTCCTATATGCCAGGCTCCCTACGGATGATGGGAGACCCACGGCTGGATCCGTGGGACGTCCTCACCGTGGAAGACAGAAAAGGGGGCTCCTATAAGGTTCCGCTGATGAAACTGGAAAGGGAGTATGATGGCGGTTTTACGGATTCTGTGGCGGCTGTGGGTTTATCAGAAGATGAAACAAATGCAAACTGGAAAGGTCCCACTACAAAAGAAATGGAGCGGTATTATGCACAGCTGGTGATGATCGACCACGCAATGATCAATAAGCTAGATGTGGATACTGCCAATTTGAAATTTGCAACAATCCAGAATCTGAATGCGGTCAATGCGACGGTACAGAACCTGGATGCAGAGTTTGGAAGCTTCAGGGACCTGACTGCTACAAATTTTACTGCCGCCAATGCAAAGATCAGTATCCTGGATTCCGGTTATGCCAATATCAAAACGCTGCTTGCAGGTGGTGCAGGTGTTGGGGATCTGCAGAACATCCACCTTACTTCCCAGAATGCAGTGATTGACTCGGCACTGATCAGAACTGCAGTTATGCAGACGGTCTCAGTTGGGGATCTTTTAAGCGGTACCATTTCCACCAATAAATTTATGATCACATCTGACGATGGTGGGATTAAGATCCAGGGTGCAACCCAGCAGTGGAGGGACACAGACGGAACTGTCCGGATGCAGGCTGGCAGGGATGCAAACGGTGATTTTACCTTTTCCCTGTTCGATAAGACCGGAAAAGGGATTCTGCTGGATGCCACAGGTGTGAAAGAAGGAGCTATTGCAGATGGTCTGATCGTGAATAAGATGGTGGCGGATAACGCAGCCATTGCCGGCACTAAGCTGGATATCCCTTCGGTGGTATCAGCTATCAATGGCAGCTCCCAGAGTATCAAGAGCAGCCGGATCTGGTTTGACGATCAGAACCAGAGCCTGAACCAGTTATACAGCCAGATGAATACCAGCATTGTCAGTGCTTCTACGACTGCATCCAATGCCGCCAGTACCGCAAATGCCGCCAGCAACACGGCAAATGCAGCTTCTGACGCGGCGAAGAAAGCCCTGGACACTTTGTCCGGGATTTCCACCCTGGATGCAATCGGGGCTTCCCTGGACAATGATGCGCATGTGGTCCATACCTACACGGATGGTTCCGGTGGGGATTACAGCAGCTGTCATACCACTTTTTCCGTGTATATGGGCGATACGGATGTTTCCGATCACATTGACCAGATTACGGTGAAAGCTTCTGAAGGAGTAAACGGTACCTGGAACCCGAAAACCAGAACGTATCAGGTCACAGCAATGACTTCTGACAACGGCTACGTGGATATTTCGGGGCTTTATGGACTGGAAGGGAAAGTTCTTCTGGTCGGTGGAAAAGGGCTTGTTGTAGGCGGTAAAACGCTTGTTGTAAAGTCAATGGGCTCCTGGATCACCAAGAGATTTTCCATCAGTAAGGCAAAGGACGGAAAGATTGGTCTCAGTTATGACCTTCGTGTCAGCAGCCAGGTGATCCGGAAACAAAAGGACGGAAAGACTCTGGTTCCGGAAAGCGTGACTTTCTCAGCATTTAAGAATGACAATGGGATCATCAGCAGCTATTCCGGAATTTTTCAGATTGAGGAATCAAAAGACAATGGAAAGACCTATGTTTTGAAGTATGGTTCTTCATCTGCTGAGATCATGAAGATATATGCTCCCTCCGGAGCTGACGTGAACATGATCCGCTGTACTTTATATGATACATCCGGAGCCCAGAACCTGGATACCCAGACCGTCATGCTTCTTGCGGATGCGGAAGGGCTGGCTGATGATATCAAAGCCGCTCAGAAGACCGCAGACCAGGTAAAAGCTGCCATTGTCACGACAAACCAGAAAGTAGCCAACATTGAGACAAGCGTGGATGGTTTAAAGATGAATCTGTCCGAAACGACTACAGACCTCCACGGTCTGGTGGGAAATTCACTTCTGTACAATGTCCGCTATCATGATAACGAAGACGGCACTACAACCGTGACTGCAGTTGTGTACCAGAATGGAAGCGAGGTCACAAAGAATTATCCGGCAGCATGGTTTTCCTGGTGTAAAAAGACTGAAAGCGGTGAGAGCTTCCTGGGTTACGGCTACAGCATCCAAGTAAAGAATGAAGATTACATGTTTGGCGGTGTGGTGATGGGACGATTTACCACATACAAGACTGCAGCACTCATAGTAGGCGGCAAACTCCTTGTGATCGGAGGGAAAGCTGTCAATCTGAATGTAGATGCGGTATGAAGAAAGGAGATTAAGCTATGGCATTACCACAAGACGGCCAGGACGCAAACGGCCTCACAAAAGTAACACAGATTCCCGCAGGGAAAGAATTGATGTTCATCGATCCCACCACGAATGAGGGTGGGATTATTACGTTGGAGGATTTGACAAAGCAGATTTTGAATGGATTGACCTCACAAACCTTCGGTTTAGACAGCGGAACCCAAACACTACCGGCAGCCATTAACTATTTATATGGCAATATGTTAAAACCTTTTCATAAAGGTATAATCAACAATACACTAGTTACTGTTCCTCTTGTTCCGGGACTTTATCTAGTTTCAACCTATCGTGATGGAGGATACAAGATAAGTTCATTATCTATAGTTAATATTCAGACACAGAACGGTTCTTTTATCGAAACGCTTGTTAAAGGCGTGGATTACGACAACACCATTGAAATGAAATATACTAATAGCAACATTTCATTTCAGTATAAGATTAGCTTATCTGGTGGATGTACAATCGTTATATTCAAGTTGGCTTAAAGATTTATGAAATATAAAATAGTAACCGTGCGTTATCAGTTTTAAATTCTACAAAAACTTTCTCTAAAAAGCTTGAAGATTATGGTGCTTACGTATTTTTCTCTTATGGTGGTGGATATAATGATACTATATTTAAAGATAATATAATTCACTTATGCTGCGTACAACACAATTACACTGTTATACACGGCATTGGATTCAATATTTGTATTTTTTCCATCAATTGAAGCCGATAATATAATACTATTTTTATTAGTTACTTTTCGAATAGTAGGAACGTCTGAGTATGATGGAGTGTATAAAAAAATATCAAACATTCCATCATTTCCGTTCGCGCCAAGAGTAAATATAAATATCCAAGCTCTTTCATTTCTTATTCTGAAAGTTTTTTTATTGCTAGGCTCAATACGTTCTATATTGCCATATTATATAGTCAGCACTTTGTAGGGTAGACCTTCCTGGTACCGGAAAATATAATGGAATCAGGAAGGGAGGTATTCATTTATGACCGAAAAATTGATTCAAAATGTAATTGTAGCAATGCAGGATAGCCTTACTGACGAACAGCTTCAGAAACTGGAAAACGTTCTTGCAATCAATCTTCATGGCATGGAAGTGAGAGAGGAGTGCACACAGCTGGTTACTTCGGAACGACACTGGGAGCGAATTCTAAAGCTGTACATAGCTAGTAAACGTTTGGAAAACTGCGCAGAATCTACACTACTGGCGTACAATCGGTGCATTACACTACTATTTCAGGGAATTAATAAGAAAATTCATGAAATAACTACCAATGATCTTAGGTACTATTTGGCTGTATACCAGGAACAGAGGAAAATTTCGTTGGCTTACCTTGAAACTTTGCGGCACAATATCAGCGGATTCTTCAGTTGGGCTACGGATGAAGGCTACATAAACAGGAATCCAGCTAGAAGATTAAAACGTGTAAAAGTGCCGCAGAAAATCAAGAAACCTTACACTGCAGAAGAGCGGGAACATCTTAAAGATGTAGCGAAAACGGAAAGAGATGTGGCAATCATGGAGCTCTTATACAGTACGGCTGGGCGTATTGGCGAAGTGGTAGCTCTTAATCGGGATGATGTAGATTTTGTAAACAGAGAAATAATCATTTACGGTCAAAAGGGTAAGAAGGAGCGTAAAGTGTATCTTACAGAAGGCTGTGTTTATCATCTTAAGAAATATCTGGAGAGTAGAGACGATAACAATCCGGCATTGTTTGTGAGAGGAAGGAAGCCGTATAATCGCCTGGGAAGGCAGGCAATACAAGACATGCTCCGGAAACTTGGAGCGGAAGCAGGAGTACATGCGCATCCGCATAAATTTAGAAGAACATTACTTACGGATGCAGGTGCCAGAGGTGTGCCATTACAAGAAATCCAAGCTTATGCTGGGCACGCAAAGTCGGACACAACAATGCTGTACGTAAGTGTTAAACAGGAATCAGTAAAAGCATCCTTTATGCGTCTGATCGCATAGGAAAAGGAAAAAATAAATGTTGGAAAAGCCAGCTGAAAAGGTGGCTCGGGGAAGTGCGGCCTTTGGGAAAACGATTGTATTTTTGAGGGAAAAAGGAGCTTGCGTATAATATGGCAACTCAAAAACAAAGATTTCCACAATACAAACCGAATACGGATATCTTTACCTAAAAAGGACTATAAATACGGTAGGTGTATACGGCGCATTTGAAAACTTACCGCTTAATACGGAACGAATTGAAATAACAAAAGATTTTAAAGATTTTAACCCTAATTATTCTTACGCAGTTGTAGATGTAAAAAGTGGTGCAGGTCCCTTTGATACTGTTGGCTCCCTATGGTTATATCCCAACGGACAAACAATGCAATTATATAAGCCTGCGAATCTTTCAAGAGCTTATATCACAGGAAATTATGTCATACAGGCATAATTATTAATATGTACAGTTAATTACTCCTAAGCTCTTACAAGAGGTATGCAAATCAGTAAGCTGGATTTTGGTGCAAATCCTGTAAAACTAACTGTAAAAGGATTTCCTTTTGTAATTGAAGCTTCAATAGAGCTGTTACTTCCAAGTATAAGTCTTTGTACACTTGCATAAGTTACGCCTCCACTAGCGATATACAAGGAAGGTGTTTTGATAAACGTACTGTATCCACGATCTCCGATAAATATTAAGTATGATATTTCGTTATCGGATTTTGCTCCACCTTTTAATGTTAAATCATATGAACTGAGTGGATTATTATCGTCCCCAAGATTTTTGTAAAAAGTATTATGGCTTCCAAGATTGCCATATTGTTTAGTAAAACAAGAATTCATGCTAAAGGGCACCTCCCAAGGTGTCTTTTATTATGGATTTTTATCCGGAAAGGAGGAAAAACCCGATGATATTCGAACAACCAGTCAATATATACTCGCAGGATTATGTACTGAAGCGTTTCCAGTCTAATGAAACAGCTGTCCAAGTAGTCAGAGGAAAGCTCTCTGCACTGATCAGCGAGTCAGAATTGATTGAGCTGCAGAACAGCAAGGCAACCATGTACAGTAAACTTGCATCAGCCGTACTGGATATAAACAGCCTTCAGCTGCAGTTTTCCGATATCAGCAGTAAATATGATACCGTAACCGGTCAGTATAGCTCCCTGGACGCAAAAGTAGCAGATTACAAAGCAGGCTTGGATGGACTTTCGGTAAACCTGACCAACCTTAGTACCAGGATAAACAATGACTATTCCACGACTACGGCAATGAATGCAGCCATTAAAGCCAGTGTGGATGGGCTGTCCAGTACTGTTTCACAGACTTATGCAACAACGCAATGTTAAATCTTCATTGGCAGAAGCGGATACCAATGCAAAGAAATATGCAGACAGTGCACAGAACACAGCAATAAGCCAGGCACAGCAAGACGCAACGTCCAAGGCAGATGCAGCGGAATCCAATGCAAAGGCTGATACCGATAATAAACTGAAGAGTTATTCCACTACCATAGCCATGAATTCTGCAATCAAGCAAATGGCCGACAGTATAACACTTAGCGTTTCCAAGACCTATGCGACAGGAGCAGATCTCTCAGCTGGTCTATCCGGCGCAGACCAGAAGGCTAAAAACTATGCGGACAGTGCCTTACAATCAGCGGATAAATCCGCAAAGGGATATGCGGATGCGGCACAAAGTGCAGCCGTAAAAGCTGCGAATGCAAATACAGAAGAACTTCTGAAATCGTATCCGACTGTAACTGCTATGGAATCAGCTATTAAGCAGAATGCGGATTCCATCACAGCATCTGTTTCAAAGACTTATGCAACTAAGGCGGGGCTGAACGACGCCAGTACAAAGATATCAAATCTAGAGACCTGGAAGTCCCAGGCCGCACTGAAAATCACAGATTCCGCAATCGTCAGCACCGTAACCAGTTCCACATCCTGGAGCAAAAAGGCAGACAAAGCCAGCCTGATCTCTCAGATCAACCAGTCTGCAGAAAGTATTTCCATTAGTGCAAGTAAGATTAATCTGAATGGAGTGGTAACTGCTAATAGCTATTTTTGCATTTTAACCGATGGAAGTATAAAAAGCGTCAAAGGTACGCTGGGAGGATGGACAATATCCTCCGATAAAATTCAGTCACGTTTTTTCGGGATAGATGCGATGACTA